TCGGACCCATCGGATACATCACGCCAACTGAAGCTGAGGAGGTGTTCTATGCAAACATAAACACACTCGATAAAGTCGCTTGAGAAGAACTAAACAGTCTCCGGTAAAACCGGGGCGGTTCAGAACCTAAGATCGAGCATTCATCGTTGTAACTTGATAGCTGATGTTACTAGGACCCGACAAATTCTTATCAACTTGTTGGGTAACGCGATTAAGTTCACGGATAAGGGTACCGTTTCTGTTTTGGTTGAGGAAACCTCTCAAAGGGTGAATATCTCGGTTAGCGATACTGGCCCCGGCATCGAAAAAGGTGAGCTCAAGAAGATTTTTGAAGCATTTCATCAAGCCGATTTATCCCAATCACGCAACGCCGCTGGAACCGGCCTAGGCTTATCGGTGGCGAGGGAACTAGCGAAGCTCGAGAACGGCACCATTGACGTGACAAGCGAGGTAGGCGTAGGCAGCACATTCACATTGTCTCTACCTAAGGACAATGAAAAAGAGCTAGAACAAGCTGCGTGAAATATCTCAGAAGCTAATAAAACTATAGGATATGCCGACCGAGAGCATGAAATCGAAATAATCTAAGGCTCAACAGGCACTGCCGTGCAGCTGCGGTTTGCCCGGATCGGCGCATCCCCCTCCGACATACCAGGGCAGCTCGTATAGAGCGGCTCCAAGCAAAACTCAGCGTTGGGCTCCAAGCCATACGGCGCGGTCACCTGATACTGGAACGTGACCGGCTTTGACCCGACATTTTGACTTTGCACGGGCCGATCGAGGCGAACGTACAAGCTGGCATCGGTCCGCGGGTTGCGGAAGGAATACCGCGTTTTCCCAGGCACGATTTGACAGTTTCGCCCCTCCTCGGTCCGCTCAATCTCTACCTCGATCGCGCAGCTTCGCCCGCCCCCGCACCGGGGCCCCAACACATCAGATCGCGATATCCGGAAGATCACATCCGGCCGCTGCAGAACTTTGACGTCTTCGACCAGATGCGACAGCGTCTGGGTATTCGCATCCACCTTGTCGCCTAATCGCCAGGGCGAGAACACCAGTTCATTGACCACGGGCACATAGGCACCGCCCCATGCGGCGAAGGCCCCGATGACGGTGATGCGGAAGAACTTGCCGCCATCCTTTCGCCACTCCGACCAGTTGATCAGCCCCGCGCGCGGGGTTTCTTCTTCAGACATGCAGACAGGCTCCAGGTGCAGACATTTCAAGCCAAGATGGCCGCGTGGACAAAATTGTGCCTCTGGCGGGTTCCCTACTCCGGCCGCTCGCATTGGGCCATCGTACGATAGCCGCCCTCGGAGACCTCATGGGTCGCCGTCTTCACAACCCATACGCCGGATGCGGCCGCGCTGAACCCAATCGGGATCAAGCGCCCCTCGGCCGCGATCGAGGGGTTCCCGGGCAGCTCCACCTCGAGCGTCTCCTTTGCGCGGCCGGCACGGCGCGACTCGGCTGTCGCGACGGCGCGCGCTTCTTCCTCAGAACGGAACCGCTGACGCAGCCGGCGCACCGGCTCCGCATCCCCGACCTTCACCCCGACATCCTCGGCCTGCTCGAGATCTCGATAGGTGGCGATGATCGTACCGGTTGCTTCGCTGAGCCCCCGGCGCATCGACCAGCGGGTTACATCTGCCTCCTGCAGCACCACTGTCGCCGTTGGCTGTCCCGAGGCTTTCACCCCCTCTGCTCTGCGGCCGACGTAGAGAACGCCTCCGGCCGGCTTCGCAATGAGATCATGCAGCACCGCAATCCGCGTCAGAACCGACAGGTCGCTTTCATCCAGCTGATCGATGTGACCAGGCACGATAGAGCCCGCGGCCTCGGTCACGGCCGGCTCGAGCCCGTTGTCGCCTGCAATGGTGGTGGCGATTGCCTTCAGCGTCATGCCGGCCGGCCACGACCGGGACTTCTGCTGACTGATCGGGGCAAAGCCGCTCTGTGTCTCGCCTTGGGCTTTGGCACGGCACACGGCCGTGATCATGCGAGGTGGCGAGCTCTCCTCAACCTCATCGGCGATATAGAGCCCCATCTGCAAGAATTCACCGAGATACCCCAGGGCGATCGCGACCTCGGCCCCCGGCTCTGGCATGGCAAAGCGCGACAGGGGCGAGGAATTGGCGAAAGTAATCTCAGCAGTATCGGAGATGAAGCCGGCCGTGTCGGACACGCGCACCGAACTCAGCTGCGAGAACACGAACCCCGACAGAGGCACCCCGTTGATCGTGACCTGGACCAACGGCCGGAAATCCATCAGCCCCATAGCTGCGCCGTTTCAGAAGGTTCTGAGGTGTCCAAATCCGGCAACAGGATCCGAATGCCAGGATCGAGCACAGCGCCCAGCGCGCCCAGACCAGGGTTAGCGGCAAGAACCGCCTCCACCTTGCCGCCCAAAGTGTCCCCGTAGTGCGCGGCCACGACCTGATCCAGGACATCGCCCTCAGAAGAAACGAAGTAGAGATCGGACACCGCCGTCATATCTTGCCATCCTCATTGTAAACTCTTGCCGATGCGGGATGCCCTGCGAGGCAAAGACTTCCTGCCCCTCGGTGACGCCCTCCACGACCCACAGGCCCAGCACCTTACCGATGCCAGACACCAACGGCAGTGGCAGCCCGAGGCTGGCCTGTGTGCGCATCTTATCGATCTGCTTTAGCCCGCCCCTGAAATGGGGATAGATCACGCCCTCGAGCTCCACAGTCTCGGGGCCCAGGCCGGTGAACTGCAGCGCATCATTGGTCCCGATCCGCGCCTGACGGGCCCACCGATACTCAGCCGATCGACTGAGCCGCTGGTAGGCTGCGTTATCCAGGGAGAACTGGAAGAACCCGAGCTGCATCATGACTTCTGCCATCTTTATCTCCCAAACGGCCCCGTGGCCGGCGCGCGATCGAATAGACCGTTGCCGGCGTTGCGTTGTTCCTCACGCTTCAGGAGCCGCAAGACTTCATGAGCGTCAGCCCCAGGCGCGTTGATCGTGTAGTGGTTGGTGACGGATTGCGATGCCTGCGCAGGAGCTGCTGCCAGTGCCGGCGCGGCCGTCTGGGGGAATACGGCCTCGATGCGCGCCATCATGCCGTCCACGTCGGGACGGCGCGACTGACCGCGTTCACTCGAGGTGAGCGGAGCGGATCCAATGCGCCGCGCCGGCTGCGCAGGAATACCCACCCGCGGGCTGCTGCGACGCAGTTTATCCAGGACACGGGCACCTCTACCGCTGACCGGCCGCGCGGCCGAGCTGCTGCGACGTGCCGGCTGCGCTGGAATGCTTACCCTCGGGCTGCCGCGGCCCAGATTATCAGGCATTACACCGCGATTGCTGACCGGCCGCGCGACCCCGCCGCTTCCGCGCACCATATCCAGAACACGCGCACCTTGTTTTTTCACCGACCGCGCGGCCGGACTGAACACAGAACCGACACGCTCGGCATAGCCGGCAAGCTGGCGCATGGCGCGGTTGTTCGCCACGTACCCCGAGCGGTTCTCGAACTTGAGCTCCGGACCGAGCTCGCCGGTCAGGTGCCAGCCAGGACGGAAGGGTCCACCCAAGGCGTTCTTCTGCGGTTTGATTCCGTATAGCTTCTCTGCGGCTGAGCTTGTCATCGGTGCCGCGTTGTCATTTGACGCCGTGTTGCCGAGCCCCGAGACTTTGCCAGGTTCAACGCGCGAGGCCACCGCAGAGCCTACGGCCGAGCCGATCGCATTGCCGGCGCGCTGCGCGTTCTCATATCCCCACTTCAACGCCTCGATCACCGGTTTGATCAAGGTCATCAGCGTGGTGAACTTGTCGCCAATCCAGGTCAGCACAGGATCAATGGCGGTTTTGACCGCCTCCCACGCTGCCCCGATGCCACCGGTCGCAGCCAGCCCATCGATGACCGGCTTCACCAGCCCAGACCAGGTCGTGTCGAAGACGGACCCGATCGCACTGAGCGTCGTGTCGATTGCACCGGAAAGGGTTGACCAGGCGCGCTCGATCGGCGCGGTCACCCCCATCGCATCGGTCACCGGCTTGATCACATTGTCATAGATCCACCGGAACCTGTCGCCGATGCCGCCCAGGATCCCGTACATCACAGACTGCGCCGACTTCCACATCCGCCCGAGCCCATCGGACGCGCGCTGCATATCCCCGGAAAAGGCACCAGCGACCACATCGCCCAGGCCAGAGTAGTAAGACCCGATATCGGACAGCACCGGCCCCAACACGCTGCCAACCTGCTGCCATGCGGCCTCGATTGGCCCCGTGATCCCCATCGCATCCGTGGCCGGCTTAATGAGATTTGAATAAGTCGCAGAGAATACGGCACCGATGCCGCTCAAGGTCCGATCGAAGAACGACGTGGTGCCGTCCCACATCGCCCGGACACCCTTCTCGGCGCGCTCCATATCCCCGGAAAAGACGCCACCGACGAAGTTGCCGAACCCTTGGAAATATCCCTTCGCATCGCCCCATAGACCCTTGAACCAGGGCGCGACGCTTTTCCAATTTCGATAGATGAGATATGCCCCGCCCGCGATGACGGCGATCGCCGCCCCGATCGGGTTCATGACCAGGGCAGACCCAATCGCCCGAATCGCACCAACGACGATCGGCGAAGCTGTGGCCAAGGATAGCATGGCGCGGCCGAGGCTGAACACTGCGCCACCGAACTTGGCAACACGCACGATCGTGCGCGACGCTAGGACCGCCCCGACCACCATCCCGAAGTTTTCCCAGCCGCCAATCATATCGGCCGTGCCTTCGGTGACCGACCAGACCACGGACCCGATCGCACCGATGCCCGACGCAATCTCGCCGATCACTGGCAACGCCCTCTCAGCGCCCTCAGCGAACCCGTTCGCCCACCGCTCCACATCAGCCCGGTTGCCCACCAGAGCGTCGCCGATGCGGCGCATGGAGCGCGTCACCACCGGCATCAGTGCAGACCCGACCGTGTTCTTCAGGCCGGACATGACCAGCTGCGTATCCAGCAGCGTGTCCTTGAACACTTCGGCATCCCGGGCAGCCTGATCCGACAGCACGTAGCCGGTGCGCCGCGCATCCTCGCGCAGCTGCGTCAGCCCTTTAGAACCGTCCTTCAGCATGTTGAGCAGACCGATACCCGACCGCCCGAATAGATCGTTTGCGAGCGCGGCCTTTTCAGCCTGCGTCTCTACCCCCTGCAGCTTGTCGGCGATCGAGGCAAGCGCCTCCTCTGGCAGCTGATTGGCAAGCTGGCCGGCTGAAAGCCCCAAAGCGTCCAACGCGTCCTTCTGGGCCCCGGTCCCCTCGAGCGCCAGACCGATGTTCTTGGTCATTTTTTCCAAAGCGCCGTCGAAGGTACCTGTCGCAACCCCGGAACGCTCGGCCGCATAGCGCAGCTCCTGAAGCGCACCCAAGCCGATCCCTAGCTTGTCGGCCGTCTTGGCGACGTTATCCCCGAGACCCGCTGTAGAATTGGCAAGGCCAAAGATCGCGCCACCGGCCAAGGTTGCACCGATCGCGATCTGGCGCGTGTTCCGGCCGATGCCAGATGCCATATTACTGAAGGTGGACCCGACACGGCGCGACGCTGCGGCCGCGCGGTTCCATCGCTCCTGGGCGCGGCGCAGATCCACAAGCGTCCGCTCGAGCTTTTCATACTCACGATCGAGGTGCTCAACGGACTGCCCCTGCTTTCGCAGAACATTGCGCTGGCGATCGAGCTCCTTTTGCCGGCGCTCAACACCCTTTATCGCATCGCCGACTTGGGAAAGCCCAGATTTTAGGAAGCCCATGTTGCGCTTGACCGATTGCTCGAGAACCGAACCGATCGTGATCGTTGCTTTTAGGCGTTGGTTTTTATTCATTCTTCGGAAGGCCCTCTATCCACCAGATGAAACGACTGACCGGCATGGCCATGATTTCACGCTCGGCCCATCCGGTGTGCCGGGCGAGCCGAAGTGACCCCGCCCGGACTTGTTCACGGGTCAGCCAATAAAAACCGAGAGCGCCGTCTGCAGCCGGCTGTACTGGCGCATCGTCATCGAGCGCACCGCTTCCGGTGAGATTTCACACAGGTTGGAAATCAGCGCGATTTCAGACAGCGCGCTGCTGGA